AATCACCCTTGCAGCAAATGGGTAGTTGAGTCAAAGTCTAATATGAAATGGCTTATAAATCATGCACTCGAAATGTGTGACGAGAGATTACGTAGATGGCCTGGTAAGGAACATTTCACTAGACCATTTATTGAATGGTGTGATAGCAACATAGGAAATTCTCACATACCTGATGGTGAGCTCACTCCCTTCGCAGTAGCGATTAGTCAAACCATGAATTGCCGGCAGCTGCCAAATTTTGAATCTCTTCCTACAGTTGAAAAATATCAACTATATTATAAAATGGATAAGCCCTTCGCTACTTGGACTAAGCACGCGGCTTAAACTGTATGAAGATAGATCATAAATTTATGGAAAAGATTATTCTTTTCCATTCGCTAACTAATGAAGGTTATCTTACATCTGTAATTGATTTTTTACAGCCTGATATTTTTGAAAATAAAAACATTAAGGATATAATTAGTATTATCTCTGATTTTCATGATCGCAATAATACATGCCCTAATATTACAGAGGTAAAGGCTTTATTAACTACAGACGATCTTCGAACATCGTTTAAGTCTGTAGTAGAAGAATTTAGTAAATTAGATACTAATTATAATCAAGATGAGTTAATACTGAATACAGAGCAGTTTATTAAAGAACGTAATGTCTACAATACTCTTCTTGAAACAGCCAAGACTGTTGGTGATGGGGGTGCAGATACCTCTTTAATTCTAGATAAATTTGAAAAAGCATGTAATGTAAATCTCACTACAGATCATGGTATTGAATTATTTACAGACATTAATCGTATTGTTGAAGATCTTAATAAAGTCGAGCCTGTAATTTCATCCGGGTGGGAGTGGATGGATAAAACTCTTGGAGGAGGATTTTTGAGAGACGGTAGATCGATTTATATATATGCAGGCCGACCTAACGTTGGTAAAAGTATATTCTTAGGAAATATTGCAAATAATATATCCGCAGCTGGCAATAATGTACTAGTTATATCTCTTGAAATGTCGGAGATGATCTATGCAAGAAGATTATGCTCTAATGCTACAGCTATACCTTTATCTGAATTGGCTAATTCTTCTGCCGCGTTGAAAAACGATATGCTCAAGATACACGAGAAAAATCCTCGACGTAAAATTTATATAAAGGAGTTCCCTCCTTCGACTATTACCCCTAAACAATTGTCAGGGTTTATAAAAAAATTACAATCGTCAGGAATTAAATTTGATGCTATCGTAATTGACTATTTAAATTTGCTATCATCTCCTTCCGGTACTAATCTATATGAGAGAGTTAAGCATGTAACAGAGCAGCTTAGAGCTATGAGTTACATTTATAACTGCCCTATCATAACTGCTACTCAGCTAAATCGTGGTGGTTTTGATGAAGATAATCCCGGTCTTGATAGCTTATCAGAATCGGTTGGTGTCGCTGCAACTGCAGACTTTATTATGGGATTATGGCAGGATGAAGAGGATATAGAATTTCAAACAATACATGCAGGTATAATGAAAAATCGATTCGGTAGAGCGGTAGGTTCTAATCGCTTTTCTATTGACTTTACTACCTTAACGTTAAGCGAATTCGATGAAGAAGATATGATATCTGAAACAGACGAATCCAACGATATTTATAGTAGCTTGAGAATGCTTACTGATAGTTGATTATTACAATAATTAATATAATTATATTGTAAATGTCGCTATTTGTTTGGTCAGATGTAGATTTAGATGGTGTAGGTTCTATTTTAGCCCTTTCTTGGTTCGCTAAAAGAACATTGCCTAGTAAAATAACCACATCTCGTAATTTTCGCAAGGATTTCGAAAATTGGTATCGTCATGAAGGTCATAACTTTCAGAAAATTTTTATATGTGATCTAGATGTAAGCTCTAACATTGATATTGTAGATCAAAAGAACATCTTCATTATAGATCATCATGATACTCACATCTTAGAATCTAATAGATATAGTAAATGCAATACTCTTATTAAAAAGTGCGGATCTACTACAAAATTAATATATGATACTTATAAGGATTCTATTAATGCATTTAAGGAGCAAAAACTCCTTATAAATCTAATAGATGATTACGATAGTAACGAGCTAAAATATCCTATGTCAGAGGATTTAAATAGACTCTATTGGAGTCTTACTGGGGATAGAGTTCAAAAATTTATTGATAGTTTTCATAACGGGTTTTCGGGATTTTCCCGGCAGCAAAAAAATTCAATTAATATATATAATAAAAAACTTAAAGAAATTATTTCAAAAATAGAAATACATGTAGGGGATATTAATATTGGGGAAAAGCCTCGTCGAGTAGTATCAACTATAGCTAGTTTTGGTATTAATGATATAGCTAAAAATATTATTTCCACATATAACGCAGATATTGGTATTGTGGTAAACCCAAACAGCGGTACAGTTTCATTTAGACGTTCAGATAAGTGTACACTCCCTATGAATGAAATAGCGAAAAAACTCGCGAATGGAGGAGGGCATGCCGAATCAGCGGGAGGTTATATTACTGAACAGTTTATGAATTTTACTAAAAAACTTAAAAAAATATGATCCCGAAAAATCAATTTAATCCCATCGACAGTATAAACTTTGTAGAAAGCGATCATTTGCTTTTATGTTTTTGTAGTTTTATTTGTATTTTACATAATAAAAAGTTGAATTTACCGAATATTTTCTTATTATTATTGGAGAATAAAAACTATAGAAATTTATTCCAATATATGACGGGTATCGATAATGACTACGATATGTTTGCGAGATTTATCGAATACGATCCAACATTAAGTAAAAGTAAGTATATTTCAAAATATTTAAATAGATGTGCGCCATCACAGGTAATGAAATAACAATGCATGAACGAGCTGTGTATAACCAATACCTAATTACAACTCGCTCAGTAAAAAATAAGCCTTGGAAAGCGAGAACAAATTTCGATAATTTTCCGGAAGATAAATTAGTCCCATGCAAGGCTATATCTAAAAAATTACTCAAATATTCTCATATAAATATTAAAGATTTTTTTTATGCTCCATTTTTTGAGGATGCTAGTTTAAACGTAAATTTAGATTTCTATACAACTGCAAAAGCCATGAATGCTTATGTTAAGTATATGAAGCATATAGAATCTCTTTCTCCTGACAGCGCCGAATCTCTAACACGGACCGCTAAATCGTTTGTTTTTATAAGAGATTATATTAAAAACAATAAATTAACAATTACGGAATATTTTAATATAAAGGATGGTAATCAGTATAAATGTCTCCTACACCTAATGGAGCGAAAAACCTGGATAAATGCGCTAATTTCCTTTTCCGAATTTAATACAATACTTTTAGAATGCGATAAAGATATTACTAAGCTAATGTGCGGTGATGACTTTTTCGATAGAATAGATTTTGCAAGAACTAAATGTTTAAACTCTAGCAAATATAACAACCTAATAAAACAAATAAAAACCAAGTTGAAAATAACCTAAGATAACCTATAATAAAGATACAAAATATGAGTACATTCAATTCATCTATGTTTGATAGCATTAAAGGCGCTCTCTCTAAGCAAGAAGAGCGAAATAGTTATGCCGATATTCTTTCTATGAAATCCGGCAATACATATACAGTTAGGCTTCTGCCTAACGTGGAAGCTCCAGAAAAGAGTTTCTTTCACTACTATACAGTTGGGTGGGAGTCTTTCGCGACCGGCCAATATGTTCAGTCTATTTCTCCTCAATCGTTTGGAGAGCGTGACCCTATTCTAGAAGCGAGATATCGTATTTACAAACACGGTACTGACGATGAAAAAGAGAAGATTAAATCTGTCCGTCGTGCGGAAAAGTGGCTTGTTAACGCCTATGTAGTAGACGATACTGAAAATCCGGATAATAACGGTGAAGTTAAAATTATTCGTTATGGTAAGCAGCTAGATAAAATTATCCGCAGGGCTATCGATGGCGAGGATAGTGATGAGTTTGGTCCTCGCATTTTTGATCTTGGTTCTAACGGTGTTAATCTAAAAATTGAAGTAGAATCACAAGGGGAATATCCAACCTACGTTTCTTCTCGGTTTACTGGGTCGAAGAGTGATCTTGGGCTATCTGATAGTAGAATTGAAGAGATCTACAAGAATACACATGTACTTGACGAGGTCTTTCAGGTTAAGTCATACGAGGAGCTCGAAAAAATGTTCCAAGAGCACTATCTTGTAAATGAATCATCTTCCGATAGTTATTCTACTCCTACGGTTCACGAAGCTAACCCATCTCCTGCAGTTAATACAGTGCCCGTTACAAACAGTACACCGGCAGCGACAGATACAGCTACTGATGATGATGATTCTATTGTCGCTGAGCTTCTTGCTGGTATCGATGATTAATATGGATAATTCGCAAAACGAAAAGGCAGCAATTGCAAATTTCCTTGGATCTATAATGAATAAATCTAAGGAAATTGATTCTGGAACTGTAGTCCCAGTATCAAAGCAAAATAATGATACTTTAATAACTAAAGTAGCTTCCGAAATCGATGCCAAATTTGCATCATCTGCCCCCTCCCAGGTACCCCCTCATGGTATACCGGGAGGGGTAGATGTAGCGGCGCAGATGATACCATACGACGCGCCCCTGGAGAGTTTAGGAATTGAACCGGCTGAGGTGGTAAATAATGGTACTGAACCACCTATACAACCAGCTAATAATGTACAACC